CATATGGTTCTTCGTTCGCTAAAGTATTACAAGAAAACTTTTTCTGATGAATACGGACAACTAGTTCTCTGCTACGATTCTAAGTTCTATTGGAGGAGAGAACTATTTCCTTTCTACAAACAAAATAGAAAAAAGGACAGAGAAAATTCTAACTATGATTGGTCTGAAATTTTCAATTGTCTAAACAAAATTCGTGATGAGATTCGTGACAACTTCCCTTATGTTGTTATGGAAATTTATGGTGCAGAAGCTGATGATATCATCAGTGTTTTAGTTCACCACACATCCAAGAAAGAATCACAGGAGAAAGTTTTGATTCTTTCTGGAGACAAAGATTTCTTGCAGTTAAGTAAGTATCCATTTGTCAGACAGTACAATCCAATTCAAAAAAGGTATCTAACCTTAGAAGATCCCAAGCAATTCTTGATGGAACACATCATCAAAGGGGATCGTAGTGATGGTATTCCAAACTTCCTGTCTGATGACGATACATTTATTTCAGGCAAGAGACAAAAACCTATTAGCAAAAAGAATCTGTGTAAGTGGATAAAATCTTCACCAGAATCTTTTTGTAGTGAAGAACAACTCAAAAATTTTGAACGCAATCGAACTTTGATTGACCTGAGTTGTATTCCAAAAGAAATATACCAAAAAATTGTGGATGAATTTGAAGTGTTAAATAGAGATGTAAGAAGAGGAGTACAGATCAATTACTTCTTGGAACATAAACTCTCTACACTATTAACTGAAATGGAGGATTTTTAAAATGGCTGAATTACCAGTTGAAAAGATGCTTATATCTGAAGTTCTACAGAAAGTATCTAACGCTAAAACTAAAAAACAAAAAATCGAACTGCTACAAAAGTATAAGACACCTGCTTTGCAGTCAATTCTTATCTGGAACTTTGACGAAAGCGTAAAGAGTATGATTCCAGTTGGAGATGTTCCTTATACACCAAATGATTCACCGAAAGGAACTGAACATACATTGCTTTTTCATGAGTATAAAAAACTCTATAACTTCGTGAAGGGTGGTAACGACGGACTGCAACAGACTCGTCGTGAAATGATGTTCATTCAAATTCTAGAGGGACTACATGAAGAAGAAGCGACTATTGTCTGTATGGCAAAAGACAGTCAAATCGGAAAGAGATACAAAATCACAAAAGCATGTGTCACTGAAGCTTATCCAGAAATTCAATGGGGGAATAGGTCTTGAAAATAATCCACAAAGATTGCGATCCAACGCTTGCAAATGACAAGAGTTTACCGTATACTGCATACTTGATTGAATATCTACAGGATGGGATGACACATTTTGACATTGCAGTCGGTCGCAATCGAGTGGAAATATTCGACCATTATTGGGACAATTATCGTCACGACTTTGTGAACATGACACAATCAGAAGGAAGAGTTAATCCTAAACTGTGGGGTATTAAAGCTAAAGAATCTAAAAAGAAGTAAACTATGACCGTCCGACTTATTACCGTCACTCCTGACGCTGAACAAACTATGGGTTACGTTGCTCGTGTGAGTAACCCTGCAAACCAAGAGAATCCTAATGTTGCAGGACTTCTTAAGTATTGCATTAATCATGAACACTGGAGTGTGTTTGAACAATCATTCATGACTCTAGAGATTGCAACTACACGTGCTATCGCAGCTCAGATCCTGAGGCATCGCAGCTTTACCTTCCAGGAATTTTCCCAACGTTATGCAGATTCATCTCTGTTGGGTTTTGATAAGATTCCTTTGCCAGAATTGCGTCGTCAAGACACAAAGAATCGTCAGAATTCTATTGATGACCTTGACCCATTTGAAGTGCAGAATCTAGAGTTGCAGATGCAAACTTTGTTTGACTCTTCCTTAGCACTCTATGAGCAGATGCTAAAACGAGGCGTTGCAAAAGAGTGTGCTCGCAATGTGCTACCTCTATGCACACCCACTAGGATCTACATGAGTGGTTCATGTCGTTCATGGATTCATTATATCAATCTGCGTTCTGCACATGGAACTCAGAAAGAACACATGGAAGTTGCAGAAGCATGTCGTGAAGTCTTTGTTGAACAGTTCCCAGTGGTCTCTGAGGCCCTTGGATGGGTTGACAAATCTGAGTGAATCGATTAGTATATGTTCATAGGAACACATATTTCTATGAACATTTTTGTGACTGATGAATGTCCAAATGCATCCGCTCAGGTTCTTCCTGACAAACATATTGTCAAGATGCCCCTAGAGTGTTGTCAGATGCTTTCTATTGTTGCATCTGACAAGTGGGGTCATGGGTATGGTACTCTTCCTAAAGCGGATGGTAAACCTTATGCAACCGATAAGGGTGCTTTTCGTAACCATCCATGTACTGTTTGGGCAAATGAAACTGTACCAAACGCTAGATGGTTGATTGTGCATGGTCTAATGTTATGCAAAGAGTACACTCAACGATACGACAAAACACATACGTGTGAGAATACATTAAAAGTTGCAGACAAAATATTTCCATGGGCACCTTGGTCAGATCACACACCATTCGTGAGGGCGATGCCAAATGAATTTAAACATGACACAAGCATTGACACTTTTACTGCTTACAAAAATTACATTAGCAGCAAACCTTGGGTTGCATCTAATTATCTTCGTCTGCCAAAACGTAAACCAGAATGGATATGAAAACAATCACACTTGATGAATACAAACAAGCGGGAGAAGAATTCTTCCCTAAGTATTTCTATGTCGCCAAAGAACTTGGTGAGAATGCTAAAGCAGAAGAGATCCTTAAAGTTATGGAGTCTCTTGCTGGTGTTGTTATGAAGAATCGGGTCAAGGATAAACTTGGACCGTTTGGATTTAATAAACAAAAAGAGGAAGACTAATGCCTACCTACCCAGTAATAAATAAAACCACGGGAGAGACTAAAGAACTCTCCATGACAGTCTCTGAATACGAACAGTGGAAGATTGACAACCCAGACTGGGATAAAGACTGGTCTGCTGGTGTCGCTTCTTCCATTAGTGAAGTTGGTGACTGGCGAAATAAAGTTCCGAGTGATCTTCAAACAAAGATCAACAACATTAAAAAAGGACATCACGGGTCCACAATCCGAGGTTTTTAAGTATGCCAAGAGCAAGGAAAAAGAATACGCCTGACATCAATGGAATGTCTGCAAAACAAATGAAGCGTAGGAAGCCGATTAACTCTGATATGTTAGTGGAGATCGAACCAATAACTCCTGCACAGGATAAAGTATTTGAATATTGGGAAAACGACAAGAACCTGTTCATGTCTGGTGCAGCAGGTACTGGCAAAACATTTGTTGCGTTGTATCTTGCTCTCAGAGAAGTCTTGCAAGAAGACTCACCATATGATAAAGTATATGTTGTACGTTCGCTTGTAGCTACCAGAGAGATTGGTTTCCTTCCTGGTACACATGAAGACAAAGCATCTCTATACCAAATTCCTTATAAGAATATGGTGAAGTACATGTTTGAGATGCCAGATGATCCTTCATTTGAAATGCTTTATGAGAACCTAAAGACACAGGAAACTGTATCGTTCTGGTCTACATCATTCCTTCGTGGTACTACACTTGATCGTGCAATTGTTATTGTTGATGAATGTCAAAACCTAAACTTCCACGAACTTGATTCAATCATCACTCGTGTTGGTGAAGATAGTAAGATTATTTTCTGCGGTGACCATCATCAATCTGACCTTGTTAAAGCCGGTGAGAGAAATGGTGTTCTTGATTTCATGAGTATCCTTAGACTTATGGATGAGTTTGGTATGGTTGATTTTGGTGTTGAGGACATTGTAAGATCTGGTCTCATTCGCAGTTATCTAATCAGTAAAATTGGTCTCGGTTTTTAATGTTTAATCATGTAAAGGTTGACTTACCAGATAAACTCAAACGTGTTGAGATAGATGGTAAGAGATTTTATCAAGTCCCAGGAGAAGAAGATCTAAAACTAGTTTCGGTTACTACTGTGACTAGTTTTCAGAAAGCACAATCCATTAAAGAATGGAGACAACGGGTTGGTGAAAAGAAAGCAAATTCTATCACCAGAAGGGCTGCAAGTCGGGGTACTGATATGCACACTCTAGTAGAACATTATTTAAAGAATGAATCACTACCGAGTGTTCAACCTTTATCTGAATTTCTTTTTAAGTTTGCTAAACCATCTCTAGACAGGATAAATAATATATACGCACTTGAGTCTCCCCTATATAGTAGGAAGTTAGGGATTGCAGGGACCGTTGACTGCATCGCTGAATATGAGGGAGAACTCTCTGTCATTGACTTCAAGACATCTAAGGAACCAAAACCTGAAGAATGGATTGAAGGATACTTCGTGCAAGCAGTTGCATATGCTTGCATGTTATATGAACTAACTGGTATAATTGCCAAGAAACTTGTAATCATCATGTCCTGTGAAAATGGAGAATGCGTCGTCTATGAAAAGCGAAACAAATCGGAATACATTAGAAAACTTGCTCAGTATATACGAGAATGGAAATCTGCTAATGAGTAAAAGTAAAGAGGCGATCAATGAAGTAATAAATGATAAGTTCATGACCTCTTCCAAGTTCTCCATGGAGGTGGAGAATATTGTGAAGGATAGTGAAGGTCAACTTAATTACATCGAAGCGGTTCTTACCTTTTGCGAAGAGAATGAAATTGAATTTGAGTCTGTACCTAAGTTACTTTCTAAAACTTTGAAAGAAAAACTTAAGTATGATGCTCAACGTTTATCTTTCATGAAAAAATCTTCTAGAGCTAAACTACCTATTTGATATGGACGGGTTTGAAGTTTATAAAACTTATCTTGCCCTAAAACTTCACTTCTCAAAAGATAACTACAACTTCTTTACTTTTAATGGGAAGTCTCGTGCTAGTTTGCAATCTTTTGAGAAGAGAAAAGATAAGTATTTTTTTAAAAAACTTGGTACAAAATACGACCAAAAAGAAATTGTAGATTTTTTAGTCAGTCACTTCATTGTCGATGGTAACTGCTGGATCGGTAACATATCTGTAAACAAATCAAAGACATACTCTGACTGGAAGAACAGAATGCAGAGTATGTCTTTTGTTTTCCAAAATGAAATGGATGCATTGTCAGACATAGAACAAGACTTTGATTCTTTATTCAAAGTAACTAATGGACAACATCCAATTATCCTAAAAGAACATTTAGCTGGTAATGTAAGTCTGGAGAGTATGGTTATCCTCCAGAAGATAATTAACTACATTCCATATTTCACATCTAAAATTTCCGAACCGATTGTTTGGCCTGAAGTAAAGAAACGAGTAGTGAAATACGAACCATTCATCTCCTTAGATAAACCTAAATACAAAAGGATCTTACTTAACACATGGAATTCTTTGACAACGAGATAATTCGTGCTGAAGCAGCAGAAATGATGACTCTTTATGAGGACATTCAAGACCTTATGAGAAGTGAAAAGTTTCGTAGTCAAGAAGGTGGAAAGGAATATCTTCGTATGATGGAGAGACTCCTTGAACTCCAAGAGATGATTTATTTCAGAGCAAAGTATTCTGAAAGTAGTGATGCTAAGGAGTTCGTTGATATGTTAGTAAGGACCCTACCGCTCGTCTCTAGAGAGGGTGAGACGGACGCCAGTCAAGTGTTCAAGCGGATGCGTGAGGAGATCGCTTCCATGAAAAAGTTCGTCGAAGAACCTTGACACCAGCCCCAAGTCCTGGTATTATAGCCAGGTGGTTGGGAAACCCCACAGGCCAAATACGTACACAATACGGAGAACACACATGTCTTTCGCTGCACTCAAGAAAAATTCTGCATCTTCCTTCGATAAACTGACCCAAGAATTGGATAAGATTTCCAACAGTGAGAAGTCTGGAGGTGCTGATGATCGTCTCTGGAAACCAGAACTTGATAAGTCTGGTAATGGTTATGCTGTAATTCGTTTCCTTCCCGCACCTGAAGGTGAAGATCTGCCCTGGGCAAAGGTCTTCAGTCACGCCTTCCAAGGACCTGGAGGTTGGTATATTGAAAACTCTCTGACCACTATTAACAAGTCTGATCCTGTTGGTGATTTGAATCGTCAACTTTGGAACAGTGGTCATGACGCTGATAAAGAAGTCGCTCGTAAACAGAAGCGCAAACTGTCTTACTACAGCATCATCTATGTTGTTCGTGATCCTCTTCACCCTGAGAATGAGGGTCGAGTCTGCTTGTTCAAGTATGGTAAGAAGATTCACGACAAGATCATTGCTGCAATGCAACCTGAGTTTGAAGATGAAACTCCTATCAATCCGTTTGATTTCTGGCAAGGTGCAGATTTCAAACTGAAGATCAAGAAGGTTGCAGGTTATTGGAACTATGATTCTTCTGAGTTTGCATCACAAGGAACTCTTGGTAACTTTGATGATTCTCAACTGGAATCAATCTATGCTAAACAGCATTCTCTGACTGCATTTACTGACCCCTCCAACTTCAAAACTTTTGATGAACTGGAGAAACGTCTTGCTGCAGTGTTGACTGCTAAGTCTCAATCTCCTCGCGTTGATATGGAGACTCAAGAAGACGAAGCAGTCTTTGATGCTCCTATGGGTGGTGGATTCAACAGTCCTGATATTACTCCACGTGCTGCTGCACCTGCACCAGTTCGTGAAGAACCAGTTCAACCAAAGAGTGGTTCTGACGATGAAGATGATGCACTCAGTTTCTTTGCAAACCTTGCAGAGTTTGATGAATGATACAGAGAAGGGGGTCGTAAGACCCCCTTTTTTATACCTCTTCTGATTGTCTGAAACCGTCGTTTGTTATTCTATATTCTGTGTCATAAGCAAGTAGAGCTTTCAATTCTTCTTCTAGTACATTTAAAAATTTTGCTTTTGGTAAATATATTTCTCTCTTCAATTCATTCATTTGATATTCATAATCTCTGTTTGTAACTTTGGTCAAGTTCATCGAAGCAGTTACAGTTCTCTCTGAAGTTTGATCATCTGGATCATACAAATAAGTATAAGACCAATCTGGATTATAATTTGATTTGTTTTGTTGAGTACTGTTCTGAAAAATTTCTATAATAATTCCAGAGTCTAGTATAATTTCTCCATCTGTATTTTTGATTTGAGATGTTTCCCAGTATCGAGGTTTATCAGCAAGACTTCCATATTTACTTTCAATAACCAAGTCTATCTCATTTTGTGCCAAAGGCCATTCGTCAGTGGTTGTTATGTTATTCAACAATAGAATTGTCCAATACCATTTAGAATCTTTGTATTGTGTATAAGCAATAGAGTCTGGTGTCTCACCTAACGTAATTGTATATGGTGTTGCAGAAGTATATACTGCATTGAAACTATCTCTAGCTCTTACTCTTCT